GCATTCGAACCTATATACATCCAATCATGGGATGATTACGTTACAAGATTTGGGGGAACATCCCCAGTGACCTACGTTGATTCACAAATCCCAAAGTACGAACTAGGGTATATAGCTAAGGAATACCTTAGTCAGTCCAACCAACTATTTGTGTCAAGAGTATTGGGTATTAGTGGTTATGATGCTGGACCATCTTGGTCAGTTAAAACTTTGGGTGCTTTAGACCCTATTGGATTTACCGGTACGGCAGCGACGTCAGCTGTAACTAGTGGAACCACATTACTGCCATTCTTTATACCAATGACTGGTGCTGGTGGGACTGTAGGTACTTCAGCCTTTACTAACGACAACACACTTAACCCAATAGACTTTTTTAGTACTATACCAGCAGCACTTGCTACACATTTTAATTACGAAACACTAACACTAAATAACGGAAACACAACAACACTTAACGATATGTTCTTAGCTTGGTTCCAAGCTAGTATAGTTTATTCTGGAGAATCAGGTTTTCCAACTTTGGGTGGTATGGGAGCTTCAACACCTACCGCTTGGTACGATGGGTCAATCTACCAATTTGGTTGTGTAACACCGGGGATGACAGAACAAGCAACAGGGACTACGATGGCTTACCCAGTATCTGGTACGGGGTCTACAGTAGTTTATAATCAATTGGGTAGTGTTTGTGAAGATGCCTTATCAAACCCACAATACAACTATCTTAATGATTCTTGGTACTATGGGTTATTTGATGCCATAAACACTGAGTGTTGTACTGGGACCACATATAGTGGAGCGAGTTTCCAATTATATAATAAACCAGGTGGTACAATACACGAAGTAACAGGAACCTCAAGTGGGGGGACACTTATTTATTCGGGTACTGTAGCAATTGACTATGTTACTTGGACTGGTATTCCAGCAGTAGCGGATTATGACGGATTAGTTGTTTTAACATTAAGGTCTAGAGGATTAAGTAGTAAAACTAGTGGAGGACCAAACTACGATATAAGTGCAAATACGGTAGCTTTCGATTGAACTGGAAATTATTATAAAGTATTGGAAAACCCATTTGCTTCTTTCGGTATTAGTGCCAACACTAATAATGGTACGGTGTATACGTTTAAAACGTCTATGGCTAATACTTCACAAGATTATGTATCTAGAGTGTTCGGTAGAAGTCCATTTGACAAGAAACGTGAAGAAGTACCTTTGTTTGTTGAAGAAACGTACCCTAACTTATTAACTGATGTTTGGAAAAAAGGTAAGGTTAGAGGGTTACAATGTTGTCTTACTTACTTACCTGGAGCAAGAGAGGTAAACAACACCAATACCATAGCTTGGAATATGAGAGAGTGGTCAACACCAGAAACACCATATATTGTTTCAGAATTACAAGGTAGTGACGTATACAAGTTATTTAAATTTATATCTATTTCTGATGGTAATTCAGCAAACAGAGAGGTTAAGATATCAATAATAAATTTATCTTTTGAAAGAGGAGAATTTGATATATTGGTTAGGGACTTCTGGGATACGGACGCAAACCCTAATGTTTTAGAGAAATATACAAGATGTAGTTTAAACCCACAGTTAGTATCATTTGTTGGTCGAAAAATAGGTACCTCAACGGGTGAGTTCGAGTTAAAGTCTAAATTTGTTATGTTATTCTTAGCTGATGGTCTATTAGACGGAACCTTTACCGGTTCATTACCAGCTGGATTCGAAGGGTATAGGTTTAGACCTTACGCTGAATGTGCACGTAGTCCTTTCCCTGTCTACAAAACAAAATATTATAAGCCAGGTGATGTGGTTTTTGACCCACCATTTGGTAGTGGAACAGCAAATAATCGCACAATAAGTGGTGGAGATAAAGTATCTAAAGTCTATCTAGGTATTTCTGATAGTCTTGGGGCTGGTTACGACACTGACTTCTTTAACTACAAAGGAGCTATACCACCAACCATATGTACAGGTACTGTGGGTGGTGATTGGAGTGTAATCACAAAAGGATTCCATATGGATTCTGGAGCGACAGTAGTTGTTGGTGGTAGTGGCTCATACACAGATTGGTCAGCAACATCTTTAAACGGACAACAAATATTCGATTGAGGTGTATCCCAATTTAATCATGAACCTACACTTAGTGGTGAAGCTTACAAATCATTAAGGTCTCGTAAATTTACTGTAGCACCTTACGGTGGGTTTGACGGTTGGGACATTTATAGAAAAACTAGGTCTAATACTGACGACTATAGAATGGGTCTATCAGGGTTCTTAGCTGGAGCATGTACAAGTACAGAATTCCCAACGGCATCAGGAGCTGGAACTTTTAAAAAGATTAGCACTAATGAAGCTAACACAGATTACTTTGCTTACCTTAGAGGTATAAATAATTTCAACAATCCAGAAGATATAGATATTAATGTATTTACAACTCCAGGGTTAGATTACGTTGATAATTTAGGTTTGGTAAATGAAGCTATAGATATGGTAGAAACTGATAGAGCTGATTCACTATATGTGGTAACTTCACCAGACTACAATATGTTTGTGAGGAATACAACCGACCCAACTAACATGATTTCACCAGACAGTGCGGTAGATAACATAGAAGACTCACTAATAGATTCTAATTATACAGCAACCTATTACCCTTGGGTTCAGGTTAGAGACGCTGCAAACAATAAACAAATCTGGATACCACCAACAGCTGATGTTATGAGAAATATCGCTTTAACTGACAATATAGCATTCCCATGGTTTGATTCAGCGGGTTATACTAGAGGTGTTGTTAATGCGGTCAAAGCTAGAAAGAAATTAACGTTAGATGAGAGAGATACGTTATATGTTGGTAGAATCAACCCTATCGCGACATTTAGTGATGTTGGTCCTATAATTTGGGGAAATAAAACTCTACAAATAAAAGAATCGGCGTTAGATAGGATTAATGTTAGAAGTTTACTACTACAAACTAGAAAATTAATATCAGCTGTAGCTGTAAGATTAATTTTTGAACAGAATGATGAAATAGTTAGACAACAATTCTTAGACCTAGTAAACCCAATACTGGATTCTATTAGAAGAGATAGAGGGTTAACAGACTTTAGAGTTGTACTTTCTAACGACCCACCAGTAATCGACAGAAACGAAATGAATGGTAAAATCTACATTAAACCAACTAGAGCGTTAGAATACATATTTGTTGAGTTCCTAATTACACCTACTGGTGCGTCTTTTGAGGATGTCTAGTATTTATAATAAAAATATACTTTAAAATGAAATTTACTAAAAAAATATTAACAGAAAATCTATTCCTATCTAGTGATGGTCCTAAATTTTTCACCAAAGGCACAAAACAAAGTGTGATGATTAGTGAAGACCAACTGGATAGATTATTGAGTGTGGTTAAGAAAGATATAAACATTAGAGAATTAGATGGTATAATAAAAGAAGCTAATGTTTTAATCCGTAGTGCTATCCTAAAAGAAAATTTAAGCTTATCTATAGGGGACTACCAAACGATAACAGAAGATGTTGAGGAAGGAGCGACATACGACTTAGAGGAACAAGGTCAATATAATAGAAATCCGGGTGTTGCTGCTGCTGAAGGTATAGAAAATATATTAGATGGGATAAAGAAAGCTTATAATATGATTAAAGATAGTGAAACTCGAAAGAAGTTAGCTAACTCTATTACTAAATTAGGTAATTTTATGACAATCACAGCGGACGCTATTGGTGCTGGAAGGGACCAAAGACAACCCGTAAGTAGTGATTCATTAAGAAAAACATTACCGTACCCAGAATTGGATGAAATAGATAATGGTAATATAAATTAACTAAAGAGGGGTCGTGTGACGCTGAAGATATTGAAGAGGGCCCAAAACCTGATTTCCTAGACCTTGATGGTGACGGTAACACAAAAGAATCTATGAAAAAAGCGGCCAATGAGTCACAAAAAGAAAAAGAAAACCTAATCAACGAGGATATCGAAAAAATGAAACAAATTATCCAACCAATAAAAAAGGTTTAATATGGGTAAGGGTATATTATCTGAACTTAATAGAGTTAGAGAAATCATGGGTCTCCAAAACCTAACTGAACAGAATTACGACATTGGAAGAACTGTTGTTAGTGGCAACGTAGACAAAGAAGAACCAATACAAATTATAATTGATAAGATAGCTAAGTATGACGTATTAGATGACGCGGCAGAAAGTGTTGCGGAACCATTTATTACTGAGGTTATTGAAAAGTTATCGGAAAAGTTTGGTGGTGATTTACAAAAAGCAATAGACTCTGGTATGACCCTAAGAAAGGCAAAGATACGTTCAGGAGCTAGTAATTATTATAGTAATGGGTCTACGGTTTCTAATGTGGAAAACGATAGGTTTACCAAATCACCTGAAGACCAAGATGTTAAATGGGACGAAAATAGTAAACCATACAAAGATAATCTCGCGTTAGCAAAAAGTAGAGGGACAAATTTTTTAACATATATTAAAAAAGGTTTAAAAAATAAAAAGGTAAACGATTTAGATTCTTTAGAGTCGGAAGACGTTGAATCGGTTATTGTAAATACTGGTGGTGCCATAGATAAAAATAGGGTTGAGGGTGACTACCCTAACCCAGGACAATTTATAACAATGGATTTAATATTCGGTAAGGATGGTGAAGAAGGTGACCCACGTACTGAATGTTTAGTGGATATGCAAATATATGTGGGGTATTATAGAGAAGGAAATGAGTATAGCAGTGGGAAAAAAAGTAGTGAAAACCACACATGTGATTCAGCAATTTTTGATGTATTTTTAAATAACGAAAAAGTTATGATAGCTAATTTAAACAATAAAAGAGATATCGATTTAGGTGACTCTAAATCTGATAGGAAAGTTAATCCAGATGGTTTAGGTGGTACAGTAGTTTGTGGTACTATGATAGATAACGCACTAGCTAAAAAAATTATGTCAAAAACTAACTCGGAAACAATAGAGGTCGGTATAGAAGGGAAGATTACAGGTGGTAGTCCTCCTGGTGGTGCATCTGGAAACTTTTCGGATAGAAATAAACCAGGGGCTCCTGAGAGATACGCGAAATACGAGGGACTACCGATTTATTATCGTGGAGACAGATGGGACCAGGAACAATTAAATCTTCACGCACAAGTTCCTATGGTAACATTAAGATGGGGTGATGGTGAAGAGTGGGTTGGACAACCGGATGTAAAATTAGAAAGAGGAGATAACTCCTACAGAAAAATAATGACATTTGATGTATGTAGGCAAGAGGTCAACTCAACGAACGCCTAATCTATAAAGTTAACAACATTTAAAGTTACCAAAAAGTAATCACCAACCGAATCAACTAAAGGTAGTACACTAATAGCCCCAGCATCAATATTAACCAACAACATAATTTCTTTGTGTGACGGAGAACCATCCCAATTAGAAATAGTCTTTTTTAACATACTATCGTCATTTTGTTTAATTGTTCTGAAAACATAAGCGATACATTCACCACCACCACGGGATTTGTCAACCCCAAACCTATTTAATCTATCAGACATTCTAAACAACTCCAATTCAAGATGACCAGAAGGGCAGATATAATTGTTAGGGTAATCATTATCGTTTAAATAATTATTATGGTGGTCAGCAGCTAAAAACACTTTATCGTCAAACTTCACAGGGTTAAGACCGTGTTCTACACGATAGTCATTAAAATATTTAAAAATAGTACTTTCTAATTCACTTTGACCATAGGAAAGTATGGAAAGGAATAAGAGTAATATTGTAGTTAATTTTTTCATTTAATTTTGTTTAGTTTGTGTGTTATTGTATACGTAAAATTTATCTTTGTGGTTACATTGGTGTGTCTGTTTGGTGGTCCCTACTTATCAGAGACTAGTTTTCCCCCGGTTAAAAGAACCAACACAAGAATCATGGGAGCTAAGAACGGAGCTTTAATAATGTGAGTTAATATATAAACCACAAACCACTTACTTGTGGGTTTACCACCACGTCTAGACTCAAAGGAGGAGTACCCTTCACGAA